TACACGACACGAACCAGCTCATAAGACATGTGATTCTTCCAAAGCTTATACAACTTGAGCTCGAACTCGAATCACTCCGAAGACATACTTGGCCCTACATCCAAGCTCGTAAAGAGATGGGTCAACTGGATGATATCGCCGCGAAGAGGGACTTTTGTAAACATTTAGAAGATGATACGATTTTGGAACTCTTGAGAATTAAAGCAAAATACTCAAAGGCTACAGGACTTCAGGGTAGGGAATATGATATGCTCAAAAATAATTTTTGTTAGTGTATAGTAAATGGTATTACCCATACTACTTGGAGCTTTAGGTTTAGACGCACTTGGTGTATCTGTACCTGGTATAGGTTTAATCAAATCACCTAAAACTGCGTTTGATAAGAACGAAGATTTAGATGTAAGCACTTTAATATCCCTAATATGTTCGTGTATGTGTTCGGCTATGGTCGTCCAACGCATGATAGGTTTCCCGTTTAAAAGTCCACCCATTATGATGATGTTGGCCGTGTGTTGTGTATCAAGTAGTTTTTCATCTGTGATGTTAACTAAAGATACTTACGATCGGTTTACTCGTAATTAGAAAAAGTCATCCGTCCTGTACATATTCACCGTGTATGCACCAGTCTTACCCAAAACTGAGACTGATTCATTCCCGTAGAGTTCTTCACATCCAATGTCCTCCATACAGTCCCGAGCACCGTGACTCACTGGGATTGGGTACAGGTTTTCACCACCAGTTGTGGTGTAGTAGTGGTAACGGTCACGACGGCCTCGAACTTCTTTCCCGTAAAGGGGGAGCGTTTCTTCACCAGCACCTACAAGAATACCCATCTGTTGCATGTATCCAGGTTTGTACTGCTTAATTGGTGGACCTCTAAACTCGGGTTCACGTCTTTGGGTTGGACGTGGTGGTACGGGCACAGGTACAGGTACTTCGACTGGTACTTTAACAACTTTTGGATTTTGGTACATATATCCCACAAGGAGCGCAAGTACAGCGAGGGCCGACCAAAGGAGTTGCGTCTTTGTCTTATTCTTCATTACATTAGTTAAGGAATATTTTTCAGATAAAGACATGAAGATACTCGCCACCACAATATGGGTCTCGTTCTTGCCGAATGTGGAAAGGGTCCGAAGGTTACGGTTACATTCTTAAAAAAGGTAAGTCTTGAAGATTATAAATATATCTATTCAAATGACTTTGTAGACCTCATTCCTTTATTTGTAGATGACCACAAACATATATTTGAGGAAGCGGATACTATACTTATAGAGCGACAACCCCCAGGAGGATTCACAAATATCGAAATACTTCTACACTACATGTTCAAAGATAAAGTTGTTCTTGTTTCACCTGTGAGCATGCATACACATTTTGGTATGCGACACCTCAACTATGAGGAGCGCAAGGAGCGGGTGGTTTCTATTGCGAGCAAGTATATTGAAGATGATATTCCATATGAGAGAAAGCATGACATTGCAGATGCGTTATGTATGATATCCGTACACTTCTTTGACCAATTTAGGCATCCTTCTCAAGCTTAGTCTTAATCACATCAAGTGCGTGCACAACACTATTGAACATATTGAAAATTTCACCGCTATTGCATCTATGCACAGCCTCTCTGAGATTTTGAATGTTATAGTCGAGGGATTCACGCTCCTTCTTCTTTCGTTCCTCGTTGTCTGTTTTGATTTTTTTGATTTTATTAATCTTTTCATCGATATCATGCATCACAATTTCAATGGCGTCATCCATTTTTTCAATCTCATTTTCATAAAAGTCAATCTGACGCATAAGGATGTCGCGTTTTACGGAGGACTGTGTTCGGTCCATTTGTCGTGAAATCTTGTCTACTTTGGAATCCAACTTTTCGATATTTTCAACATACTTCTGTTGGTTCAATTCACGAATCTGCTCCAAACGCGCAATCTCCCGGTCTACGTCGATGTACATGTTCATTGTATTTGTACACTTAACACTCCAAAACTTTATACCAATGAGTTCATCTTATTAATAAATATAGTGAACTTTATCCCCAACCCTTTGAAGACTCTCTTTTTCGTTCAGCTGAACAATGAAATCACCCTTCAAAGTTTTGAGATTTGTGTAAAACTTCTTAATGTGCTTCCTAGGTAAGGGATTAATGTACATGTCATCAGTTATGTTTTTGAATATATTGAGCCAGAAGGAGAACTTAGACGCGTGCTCGTCCATGTCGATAACGGTGATGTGGTGTTTAATCACGTATCCGTTACCGATAATGGAGTGTCCACTGGGATCAATGTAGTCAAGCATGTTTATAATTAATCTAGTATATGTTATCACTTAGGTTACTTACCAGGTATAAATAGTTTTAAGTCATCAATGAATGTATCGAAACGTCCGAGACGGTACTGGACGAATGCCCATAGGGCGAAAAATACAGTTTTTGTTAAATTATTTACATCATTATCTTCCATCTTGTATATAGGGGAGACAACTCGGTGCATGAACGTTTCCTCCTTTTGCTGACCAGTCACATACATCTCAGCCTGTGTTAAAGCACATGTATCATCATTCACGGACCAGTGATAGAACAAAAATGGGATAAGTATAGAATAGAACTCCAAGTTCCTACGGTCATTTGTAAATGGAACCACGAGAATACCGATGAGGAACACAAGATGAATCAAGAATATTATGTTCATCTATACTAATATGAGCGAAGAAAATTTTGGAGGTATGTCCACAACCGCGATAAAACGGAAGGAGTTGGAGCTCCGTGAACAAAGTTGGAATGAACAACACGAATCTATACTGAGACAGTGGGGTGAAGCGTCTGGGTGTTACAGATATATGAACCACAGGGCGTATATTATGTACAAGGGTCTCTCGATGCGTTTTACTCTACCCGTCATTGTCTTGTCTACAATCACAGGTACGGCAAACTTTGCCCAGGAACAGTTTCCAGAAAGTATGCGAAGTATGGTACCATCAGTTATTGGTGGTTTAAACCTCATTGCGGGTCTCGTCGCGACTATCATGCAGTTCCTCAAGATTAATGAACTCATGGAGAATCATAAAACAGCCGCGCTTTCTTATGGTCTCTTATCTCGAAACATTCGTTTGATGTTAGCCCTCCCAAGAAGAGAACGAAGTGCGGACGGTCTCGATTTCGTGAACTCGTGTAAGGCGGAGTATGATCGTCTCATTGAACAATCCCCAGCTGTGCCTACAAGTATTCTTGTTGAATTTGATAGGGAATACCCCCTCGATAATATATTCACAAAACCGGAAATCCTTGATGTTCGAGCCATTCCAAAATTGAAAATGCCAATCGGTAAGATTGGTGAACTTGTAAAGTCAAAGGAAGCATATGATGCAAAAACTAAAATTCTCCAAGATATGGATGACGAAGATGAGATTACATCAGTGGTCTCTGAAGCACCGCCAGACGTCGAGCAAGGTATATCATCAGAATAAGCATACCCAAATTTGTTAAAATAGCACACGCCGCGTATGGTAAAATTTTCCTTTTTAAAGGTTTTACGATACGTTCTTGTAGTGCGTCGTTCTCCAGCACTAAATCTATAGCCTGATTAGTAAGATCATCAATGGATTCCTTCATTAAGATAGTTGAACAAAAAAAAGAAGAGTCTGTGACGACACTTCATACGCAACACATTGAATTACTCAAGAAGTACATTCGTGAACGAAAGAATGTCTTCATCTGTGGAGCCACTGGGGTTGGGAAAACATATATATTAGAGGCAGTCCTTAACGAATCGAATAGTGTGGAGATACACCAAGAACATCTGAAGAGTAAATCAAACTTTTTGGGGTTCATAAAGGGTGCCGCCAAGCACGCGTTTATTGAGGACTATAGCCAAGAATTCAAACCTCTCATTGAACAGGTGTCTGATGGTAAGCGACTCACCCGTGGGTCTCTCATAGTGACGTCGGTTAATATGTGTATGTTCCCAAACTTTGAGACCATCTTCATACCGAGACATAAACCCGAAAAATTACTCACACTCACAGACGACCGCTCAATTCACGTTGAAAATGCGGCACTACGATGTGGAGGTAACATTCGAGACTTTTTTTCGTACTTGGAAGGATACGATGCGAAAGATACATTTCAAACACCCAAAGAGTTTATTGCCGACCTTTTGTCTGACCCCAAATCCATTGGGTTTCCAAAGACAATTCACGAGCACGGGCACATTTGGGATATATTTCAAGAGAATTACTTGGATTCCAAGGGTATCGATAGTGTTCGAGCTTCGAGAGGCTTTTCCGAGGCGGATATCTACGATACCCAAATGTATGCATCTGGGGACTGGAACCTGATGCCGTATTTTATCCTCAACGCAGTCGTGATACCCAAAGTAGCACTTGGTAAACCGCTTGTTCGGGATAGAATTAGACCTGGGAGTTGCTGGACAAAGTATGGAAATTATAAAATGAGAAGTCAGAAATATAGTGAACTACAGAAAAAATCAAGAACTGGGTTATCCATAGGTGAACTGTGTCTCCTCAAAAAATATGCTGAAGAGGGTAATGTGCACCCAATGATGGAATACTCCCTAAGTCCACAAGACTTTGATGTTATGAATCACCTCGCGGTTGGAAGTAAATTAAAACAAAGGGACGTTACACGAGTAAAGAAAGCCTTGAAGAATGCAATCGAAAAAGGTCGTTGAACAGGATGAGATTGAACCGGAGTACACAAAGACGATTGGGAATGAAATTCACTTTTATGGGGATATTACAGTTGAGAATACGCTCGAATTCGTGGAGGCGTTTAGAAAGCTTGAGATTCGCCTCCTCAAACAAAAGGCTGACCTCATTGGGTACGAACCGGAAATCCGTGTACACATTATGAGTGATGGGGGTGATATGTTCTCCGGGTTAGCCCTCAAGAATCTTATTGAGAAGTCTCGAGTTAAAGTGATTACCATCGCCCAAGGTGCGTGTTGTTCGGCGGCTACATTTATGTTTTTGGGTGGGTCAGAGCGTCGCATTGGTGAAAATGCATACCTTCTGATTCACCAGTTGAGCACCGAATTTTGGGGTAAATACCAGGAACTCAAGGATGAAATGAAGAGTTGTGAAAAGTTTATGGGGGCCCTCAAGAAGATGTACACCTCAAAGACTGAGATTCCTGAGAGAAAGTTTAGGAAATTGATGAAGAAAGACCTCTATTTGTCGGCATCAAAGTGTCTAAAGTATAAGATTGCTCACGCGATTGACTAATAGTGACGTAGCGTTTGTAAAGAGCCAAACAACATATAATGATAAAAACTATAGCACCCGTATTCGCATTCATAGGTACGTTTGTGCGCGGTGGAGGCTTAAGTCGCTCCATTCTACCATAATTTACAACTGGTATCATATTTAAAGTTGAGAAATTAATTATACGTATAATGGAACGCCTTATTCGAGGAGACAAAAATGGGAAGCAGAGATACACCGATATTCACGTAGAGGACTTGGGGGATGGGACTGCTGATATTGTGAAGACGAGTGGTATGGTTGGAAGTGATAAATGTACAGTATCCAGAACCAACGTCACCACTGGATACGACAAGGCGCTTGCGAGGGCTAGGACTATGTGGACCAATGAGAGAATGAAGTCTGTTCAAATTCTACCAATGTTGGCGAATAAATGGGAGGACCGACACCACTATATTACAGAACCCTTTTATGTTCAACCCAAGTTGGATGGTGTTCGTCTCCTCGTATCTACAAAGGGGTGCTTCTCTCGGACAGGTAAGATTGTTAGTGGCGTTGAGCACCTCACCAAGAATCTCAAAGATGGTGAATGGTTGGATGGGGAGTGTTATGCCCCAGGTAAGACATTTGAGGAGATTACAAGTATGTTTAAAATGAATCCCCAAGACCTGGAGTTTCACGTGTTTGACTATTTTGATACAAATAGACCCTATCTCCCATTCGCAGAGAGACAGAAACGGACCACCGTGGAGACCATTTTAGTCCAAAAAAAGTCTGAAATTCCCAAACTCCACACAAAGTTTGTGAACCAAGGTCACGAGGGTATTATGATTCGAGAAGCCACAAGTACATATGAGATTGGAACGAGAAGTAATTATCTCCTCAAGTTCAAGGAGTTTCAAACCGAGGAATATGAGATTGTGGGTGCCAAGACCGGTCACGGGAGAGACGCCGACGCTGTGATTTGGGTGTGTACAACCACAAATGGTCACGAATTCACGGTGAGACCCGAGGGTACTATTAAACAACGAGAGGTCTACTACGCAAATAGAAACAGGTACATTGGAAAGCAACTCACGGTTCGCTTTCAAAATCTCACAGCTTTGGGGGTACCCAGATTTCCAGTGGGTGTGGCGATTCGGGACTATGAATAATATCCAGGGAAAGTAAATGAACACTAAACTTGCAGTAGATGTAGATGAAGTTCTCGTTAATCTACTTGCACCAATGGCCAAATGGAGGGGCGTCGCTTTACCCACCCAACCCAAATATAAGTACCTGTACCGAGAAATTTTCAATTGCACAGAAGAACAATCTCAAGAAATCCTCCACAAGTTTTATCGCTCCAGGGAGTTTCTCAACCTCAAACCAATCCTTGGTGCCCAACCAGCTATGCAGAACTTTAGAAAAACATTTGATAAGATGTATATCGTCACAGGACGCCAAGAAATGGTACGAGAAACCACCGAACTCTGGATTGAGCGTTTTTTTCCGGGTGTCTTTGATGACGTCATTCTCACAAACAGTTTTACGGAGAATGAAATCAAAAAGGTTGACGTCTGTCGCGCCCTTGGTATCGGGTGTATCATTGACGACATTGGACAGACGTGTGATGAGTGTATTGAATCTGGGATAGACGCCATACACTTCATTGGGGAGGACGTGTACCCCTGGTGTGAACCAAGTGAGATTAGTATGAGAGGGTGGGGGAACACTCAACGAGATATTATTGAGGTATGAGAAATTTATACGCCAGTGTTAATCTTGGATAATGTCTAAAACTCGTGGCTCGATGTTGTATTTCACCATCAAACACAACCAATCTCCCAGGTTTAGAACGAACGACTTTAATATCTTCATCGACGATGAATTGGGTTTCCCCCCCTTCATCGTATGATAATTGTGGATTAAGGTAATATAAACACGTTATAGTCTTTTCTCCATCAATGTGAAAGTATGGATTTTCATTTGGTGTAAATAAATTTATGTATATACGATACAATTGTGTATCTTTCAATGTTGGTTGTTTCTCGTATATTTTATTTAACAAGGTATTCAATAGCGTCTTAATTTCTGGGTATATATGTTCACCCATATCCGTAAAATCACAAACCATGCCAGTTGGGGGAGTGCTTTCATTATCAACTTCACCATAGAAAAACGGACACGTTCCAAATATCATT